TCTTTAAATCAAGCATTAAAATTAGATCCTAAAAATACTGAATTATTGGCACAAAAACAAGATGTTTTAAAAAAGAACATTGCAGCAACTACTGAAAGATTGAATACTTTAAAAGAAGCTCAAAGGCAAATGGGAAACTATAATTCTCTAACCGATGAACAAAAAGAAAACTATCGAGCTTTAAGTGTAGAAATAGCCAAAAGCGAATCTGCCCTTAATAAGCTAAATAAAGAATTGAAAACATCTTCAGGAATAAATTTAGATGGTTTAAAGGAAGGATTAAAAAAAGTTGGAGATGTAGCAGCAACAGTAGCAAAAAAAATGGCCGAAGTAAGTGCAGTTGTTGGAGGTGCTTTAGCTGGAATTGTTGCAGCAGGAGTCAAGTCTTATTCCTCATTAGAACAATCTATTGGAGGTGTAGAAACTCTTTTTGGTGATAGTGCAAAAATAGTAATACAAAATGCAGAGCAAGCATATAAGACAGCAGGTGTATCAGCCAATGAATATATGGAAGGCGTTACATCATTTGCAGCTTCTTTATTACAATCAGTAGGAGGAAATACAGAAGAAGCAGCTAAAACAGCAGATATGGCTTTTAAAGATATGTCTGATAATGCTAATAAGTTTGGTACAGATATGCAGTCTATTCAAAATGCATATCAAGGATTTGCTAAGCAAAATTACACTATGTTAGATAATCTAAAATTAGGATATGGTGGAACAAAATCTGAAATGGAAAGACTGCTTTCTGATGCAGAAAAATTAACTGGAGTACAATATGACATTTCAAATCTTAATGATGTTTATAATGCAATTCATGCTATTCAAGAAAATTTAGGTGTTACTGGTACAACTGCTCAAGAAGCAGAAAAAACAATTAGTGGATCAGTAAGTGCTATGAAAGCAGCATTTGACAATTTCTTGAATGGCAGTGGTAGTCCAGAAGCACTTGCAGAATCTATTTCTAATGTTTTAAAAAATATAGGTGATGCAATAACTAAATTGGCTCCAAATATTTTAAATGGAATTGTTTCTTTAGTAGAAACACTAGTACCACAAATAGGAACAATGTTAGTTACGTTAATACCACAGTTGTTAGATGCAATCACTAATATGATTGATAGTTTATTAAATTTGTTAACTCAAAATACTGATGGCTTACAACAAACTATTACCATGTTAATTAATAAAGCTGTAGAGTTTATAGCTACTAATCTACCTAAGATAATTCAAGCAGGATTAACTTTGATAGTAGCACTTGCTAAAGGAATAGCAGAAAGCATACCAACTCTTATTCCAACGATAATTGATTGCATTATGACTATTGTTCAAACATTATTAGATAATCTTCCACAGATTATTGAAGCTGGAATCCAATTATTAATCAGTTTAATTCAAGGTATAGTAGATGCAATCCCTATGTTGATAGATATGCTACCAACAATTATTGAAACAATAGTAGAAGTGTTAATAGAAAATTTACCATTAATTATTAATGCTGCAATTGAAATAATGATTGCTTTAATTAACGGATTAATAGTATCTCTTCCTAAATTAGTAGCAATGATTCCTAAAATTACAATGGCTATAATTAATGGTTTAATTAAAGCATTACCTCAATATCTAGAAAGAGGTGGAGAAGTAATTGCCACGTTAATTAAAGGTATTTCATCTATGCTAGGAACACTAGGATCAACTATCGGAAATGTAGTTTCAACTATAATAAATGGAATTAAAAATCTTCCTGGTCAAATGGTTAATTGGGGTAAAGATATGATTCAGGGATTAGTTAATGGTATAAAAGGTATGATTGGAAAAGTTGGTGATGCTGTAAAAGGTATAGCTAATAAGATTAAAAATTTCTTACACTTCTCTAGGCCAGATGTAGGACCATTGAGAGATTATGAAGAATGGATGCCAGACTTTGTTGAAGGATTAGCATCTGGAATTAAAAAGAGTACCCATTTAGTTCAAAGTGCAGTTGATGATTTATCTAGCACAATGTCAAATGGTTTATCATTTGATTCTGTTTTATCTAATGTTGATATGGCTATGAAAGGATTAAATACAAGTGTTAAAAATTCAATTAATCCAGTAATTAATCCAAATGTAACTTATGAATCTAATTACAATATGTTAGCCCAAGCAGTTAAAGAGGCACTAGCTGGAATGACAGTGGAACTAGATGAAGATCCAGTTGGTAAATTTGTTATTAAAAAAGTAACAGATGAAATATATAGTTAGGAGGTTTTTATGAGATATTATGTAACAATTAATAATAAAAATTCGTTAGAATTAACAGGATTATATATCAGTAAACTTCCAGACATATCAAAGCCAAGTAAAAGAGCAACGATAGAAGAGATTGATGGCAGAGATGGAGATATTATTACTACTCTGGGTTATAGTGCATATGATAAGGAACTTGAAATTGGTTTATTTGGTTTATATGATCTTGACGAAATAATAACTTTTTTTAATCAAGATGGAATAATAACATTTTCTAACGAGCCAGATAAATATTATAAATTTTCACTTTTAAATAAAATTGACTTTGAGGAACTATTAAAATTTAGAAAAGCAAAAATAACATTTCATTGTCAACCTTTTAAGTTCTCCACAATTGAAGAAAAGAAGATATTTAATAATTTATCAGAAAATGAATTGTCTATTAAAAACAATGGTAATGTTTATTCTAAACCAATTATTACAATAACAGGTGATGGAACTATAAATTTATCTTTGAATGAAGAAGAAGTGATTGTTTTAACATTAGATAATGAAACGATAGAGATAGATACAGATAAATTAGAAGCTTATAATCCATTAACTAAAGTTTTAATGAATCGAAAAGCAACTGGAAATTATGAAAATTTATATTTAAAAAAAGGAATTAATACCATTTCTTGGACTGGAACAATATCAGAAATAGATATTAAAAACTATTCAAGATGGATATAGAGGAGGAAATAAAATGGAATACGATAATATATATATGAATAGAGGAGATACTCTTGATTTTAAGTTTGATGTTGAAGGTGCCGAAGCTGATTTGTCTTCTGCTTTCTTTTCATGCAAAAAAGATCCCAACGATGATGAATATATTTTTCAAAAATCATTAGGTGATGGAATTGTTAAAGTTTCAACAGCAGAAGATGGAACAAGAACTTATTCAGTTACAGTAGATCCATCTGATACAGTGGATTTAGAATATAAGACTTATTATTATGATTTACAAATCGCTTTCAGTGAAAGTCAAGTGTATACTCCTTTTAAAGGATTATTAAAAATAGATTGGGATATTACAAGACCAGAAGAAGAGGGGGAGTAATAAATGGCAGGAAATTTTAAAGTAAGAATGTATGATCTTCAAAACAGATACAAATTCAAAGTGTTTTGTTCTGGGACTCCATATGATGATTCAGAAGTTAAACAGGATATTATTGATTTAAAAAATAGTAAAGCAAATAAAAGTGAAACATATTCTAAATCAGAAGCTAATACTTTATTAAATGCAAAAGCAAATACATCGGATGTATATACAAAAAGTGAAATTGATGCCAAAGTATCGTCAGTGTATAAATACAAAGGATCTGTACAAAATTATAGCAATTTACCAACAACAGGATTAACAGTAGGAGATGTTTATGATATTAAAAATGCTGATAGTACACATGGCATAAAAGCAGGAGATAATGTTGCTTGGAATGGAACGACATGGGATGTGTTAAGTGGAATAGTTGATTTATCAGAAATAAATAATAACATTGCCAACATAAATGGATTTTTGTTTGACGGAACAAATCCAACTAAAATAAAAGATTTTCTAACAATGATGAAGGCAATGTTAACTACAGGAAAGGAATTAGGTATTGAATGGGATCCTTTTGAAACTAATAATAGTTCAAGTTGTACAAAGATTCTTGATAATGTTGGATTATCTATAACTCCTGCGACAGATACTATAGCAGAAGTAAATAATTATCCTGCTTACTATAACTCATTAGATTGTAATTATATAAATGTTAATGGAGAAGATATTGTTACAGCATTAAAAGGAATGTCTAACTATGGAGAGACTCCAGACGAAATTCAAGATGTTGTAATTGAGGGAGTAACTTATACTCCAGATGTAGGAACTGTTCATTTTGCAAGATATGAAAAATGGGGAATTAATCCTGATAATAATAAATTTCAAATTTGTCAAACTGATATTCCAAAAGAAGGATATCAGTTAATTGATTTATTTAAAGACAAAAATGGAAATGAAAAGCCTTTTTGTATTATTGCTAAATGTGTTGCTGGATATGATAGTAACAATAAAGTTAGAAGTGCATTTGATTTAGATCCAGCGTGTCATTTAACTGGTAGTTCTGCAGGAGATGAGAATGCAGATCACAATATGAATTATACTAATTGTATTAATATATTCCATACTAGAGGAAATTATTATTCAGCAGCTTTAATGTCTGAATACGGTTTCATTATGAGAGATTTTTGGTTAAAGTTTGGAACAAGAAACACTCAATCAATTATGGCTGGAAATACATCAAACAACTATCAATATGCTGTATCTGTTGCTGAAACTGATGTACATAGAGTTGTATTAACTAATGCACAAGCTGCTAATATCGATTTATTAAGTTGTGTTTCTGTTGGTGATAGAGGAACACAAACTGGAACAGATAGAGTTAATAAATATCTACATAATATTTGTAAATGTGCTAGAGTAATAGCTAAAGAAACTGTAGATACAGATCATACAGCTTTAATTCTTGATCATGCTAACTTTAACACTACTTCTACTACTTATGTTTCTACAATGCACGAAAGAAGTGGTTATAGTAAGTTTGTAAGAGGAAGATATGGATCGCCAATAAGTAATACTAATGGAAAACATGGTATGGTATTTAATGGTATAGAAATAGCTGTAGGAGGTTATGAGGTTGCTGGTAATGCAATATTAGATATTGTAGATAATACAGGAAAGAGAGAGGTTTATGTTACGAATAATGCTACCAAATTAAGTGGTACTGTTTCAACAATTAAATCGACATATAATAAATCTTCTTTATCAATTCAACCAACTACATTAAACGCATGGAATTACATAACTAGATACGATTATGATCTTACTAATGGTTTAATGGTACCTACAGAAGCAGGTCAAAGTGGATCAGGAACTTCTACAGGATTTGCAGATGGATTATATGTGGATAATGCAGCAAGTGGT